TTAGGCTTCACTGCAATCTCTACAGCGCAAGCAAGAGCATCTTTAATGTCGTCATGGGCTGGACGAGCTAAGACAAGTTCTTCTTCTAACATATCCGTATATCCACCTTTAAAGTGCCATACAGCCTGATTCTCATATCGGTGTTCAAGAGCAGCAGCAATACGCTCTGCTTTGTTACCTTCGTTACGAGTAGGTCTATGCTCGTCAATTGACAGAGTCATACCTTCTTCTCGTAGCTTGTCTTTAAGATCACGTACAATCACTGCTTGAGCCACAGTAACTTCAGCACGTAGTTTCTTGAATTCCCATTTGGCATGTAGGCTAGCAATCTGACTGAAGTATTCTGCAATCTTATCACTCTTGAACACAGCGATATCTAACACGTAGATATAGTTGTCTTCGTCCACACCAATCACCACAATAGCAGTGTTGTCTGATTTCTTACTTAAGCTAAACGCAAAGTCAATTGCAGCATAGACATTAAGCTTCTTACGTTTAAAATACCAAGAGCCATTCTCTTGTTTGATAAACTTCTTGTCGTAGTACTGGAACCTAGAACGATCAATACGGTTGGAACCTGGGTCGTTAGGGTCATTGTAATACTGAGCGTAGAACTGTACACGATCAGAATATTCTGCACGAATTCGTGATAGCACTTGTGCATCGAATCCAAAGAACTTCTTATCTTCTCGCATAGCTTTAGGCCAAAGGAATACACCATCAGCTTCTACAGCAAATTCTCGTACTTCCCAAACAGGCTGACGACCAGTAATATCACCTTCAGGACTATACACATCATACTCTTGGGATTTCCAAGTAGCATAAATATCTGACGGATGGTATCGTGTACCACAAGCCATTGTAAATCCACCAGCGTTACGAATAGAAGTGAACTGTGAACTTTTCTTCATCACACCTTCACGACCGTCTTCAGTATACGCATTCTCGGGAACCACTAAGTCGTCTGCAATAATAATGTCAGCGTGCCAGCCAGTTGTGTTAGTTGTCAACCCAGCTGTAGACACTGTAGCATCACGAATACCTTCTTGTTTACGTTTCAGATGGTCAATCGTAAACTTACGTTGACTCCACTTCTCACGCTTACCTTCTTGGGGGTTAATGTATTCTGGAAAATATCGTTGGTAAACAGTACTAGCCAGAATGTTCTGAATAGCATACAGCTGAGTCTCAGCCAATTCAGCTGTAGCAGATACGTATAGAACTGTAACCTCAGGATGACGAGTAATAATCCAAGCAGCCCATGTAGCCACCATATGGCTCTTCAAATGAGCACGAGGTAGCATGGTAAGCTTGTTACTTGTTTGATCGTCTGCTTGCCCGTATAGGCTGTATTCCTGCATCCATTTAAATAATTCTTTATGGATATCTCCGTATACATAGCCAGGGTTTACCAAACGAGCAAAGAAGAAGAGGTCGTTCATCGCTGTCTCACGAATTTCTTTAGCCTCTTCAGGCATCTTTTCTAGTTTGACTATAGCTTGTTTACGCCACACTTCATCATCGGTTGCCATGCTTATCCTTGTTTCTGGAACATGCGAACTACGTCACCACCGTATTCATCTGCAATACGGGCTTGAACCTTCTTCTCATGCTCTACGTCAGCGTTAGAGGGGCGTCCTGCACCTCGTTGAGCCCAACCCCTATCGGCTACCCATTTAGCTGCCTGAAAGGTTCCTGCTCGCGCTTGAGCGATTACATCAAGTACGGCTTGTGAACGAAGCTTAACTTCTAGTTCATCACGCCACTCGTCAATATGTTTGCGTAAGACTTTATTCTCACACATACGTTGCCAATGTTTCCACCCCATAAGGTGGGCCTGAGCAAATTGATACTCTGTAGGGTCTTCGCATTCAAGATACAAACGTTTCAAAGACACATATGTCGTATCGTTATGCTCGTGATCGAAATCCTTCAGAGTGAACACAGCCTCGTCTTTATATCCTAATTCAAGGAACAGAGACTGTGTTCGGAATTTGCCCATTGAATCAATCATCTGGGCTTTTTTAGTCATTATACCAATTCAAAATGAGGGCCATCAAAGAATGATTTAAAATCACCACCCCAACGGATAGGGATATTAAGTTCTTTGGAAGCCTGTTTCATTGCTTTTGCAATTTCAAAGTAAAGAGGTTTCTCCCAAGATACGTCAGTGCCGTGTAAAGCCCCTAGATCGACCGCTAAGCCCACCAAATGCTTTGACTTGAGGGTCTGTGTCACCTTGAGCTTTAAGAGCTCCTGTTGACGTTCTGGAGTGCGTAAGCCTTCTAACACTTTGAAATCAACTGTTGTAATTTCAATAGCACGTTTAACCACTTGGACTAAACGACTATCTACTCCTTGCATCCTTTCTAGGGATTTCTGGGAAAGTGAGAAGGTCATTTGCTATTCCAATTGTTTACGATGCGTTGTCCAAATAGGAAACCAAATGCAATGTTGGCAGCTTCCAAGGCTGTAGTGTATACAGTAGGAGGAAGGCCAGTGATGAACATAGAACCAATTCCACAACCAATAACGGCTAACGCTCCAAGATAGCGAGCAGAAGCGCGTAAATCCACCACCCACTGAGATGGTGTTCCAACTGGTTGATCCAGCAATGCAATTGCTTTAATCCGTTCAATATCACTTGCATCTAATTTTAATTTGTCTTCAATGGTTGTGGGTTGTACACCACCAAACCATTTAGTAGTAGCTTGTTTAAGAGCCTCAGCCCCAATAGGGACTAAGGCACCAATGATTGATTCAATAATCATTTATGGTTCCACCACAGCACAAGTGCTGCGAAGATGCTACCAAGATAAATGATTGGTTTAACCACTTTAGCTAGCCATTCAAGAGCTACAAAAGCTCCTTGAGCAGCATGAAAAGCGTCAACCATTGAACGTGTCTCAGCTTTTAAACTATGCACTTCTTGTTCAACAATTAACAATCGCTCATAGATTTCGTTATGAGAAATTTCTACTTTCATGCAGAAGCCTCATCTGCTGGTTCAGGCGTGTTGCCTTCTTCCAGCCATTTTAAATAGGCTTGGTAGTCTGTGTTTGCTGGGTCGGATGGGATAAATAAACGACTCGGCACATCGGGGTTTTTTATGACTAAACCGTAGTTTGTTAGTTTGTACATAGTTAAAGCTCCGCTGAGGCATTCCAAGAGCCAGAGATACCCCACAAAGGACTACCGCTTACTTGGTTGTTGATACGGTAAGAAACTGCGTCAACAGCTCCTGGATTCGAATTTGGGCTAAATGTAAAAGATGCCACAGCCGCCGGACCACTGGCTCCAGCCGATAAGTACCCATAGTCCCCGTTGGAATTACCGAATTTCGACATGCTAGGGGTAGTCCTCATAGGTGTCGGGAATAGCTGAACACCAACAGCGATGCTAGCTCCACCCCAAATACATACAGCGCAAAGCTCTTTTGCTCCATTGCCAAAGGAAGATGCGTTAGCGCCGTTCGTAAGAGGACCAGAAGAGCTTTGCTGGTAGTAGCGTTGGCACAACTGAAGCTCAGTACCATATTGGCGATGGTCAAACGATGTGGCCGTGTTGCCTTTTTCTAGTTGAATGCCTGTGATATCCAGTGTTCCGCTGGTGAAAGCGCCTGTGGAGAAAATGAATCGAATACCGTTTGTAGCAGAGCCTGAGAGTGTTGCTTGAAACGTGTAGTCGGTAGGTGCGGATGTGATTGTGATTGCCTGTGTCTTATCTGTTGCAAAGGTAGACCAGTTATCAACACCAGCAGTTGCACGTTCAACATAGCAAGTAAGCGATGTCAGTGTGCTGCTTGATGCTCGGATGGTCACAGTTACAGTCTGACCAGCTAAGTCATAGCTGTTTGATGCCTCAATCTTCTGTTGAATGAAACATTGAGTAACAGAAGCCGCACCAGTAATTCTCAGCGCGTTCTTGTATTGACCAGAGCCAGTTACTTGCTGCGTTGTCACGCTTGCGCCAGTTGGTTGGACAAAGAATCTATCAACCGTGAAAGCGCCAGATGTTGTGACTGTCTGACTAGCCCCAGCATTTCTCTGGTCAATAACCATCGCACCATTGATGATGCGGTTCTTCATTCCAACAAAGCCGCCTGTGCCGTAGCTACCAGACAGCTCTGCTAATTCTCTTGCGTTGCTCATTTAACACCTCTTGCTTGTTCGGTAGCTTGAGCCTGATATGCAGAGATCACCTCTTGTGTCCACGCCACGTTGCAAATTGCAACCACGCTGTCTGGCTGGCCTGTGAGGTCTTGGCCTGGTGTCAGGCTTGTGCGGTGAAATGTCTGAGCGATTTGCTCACCGTCTTTGAGGATGCGAGTTGCTTCGCGGTATAAGACAGTACCGTTTTCTGTTACGGTGATTTGGTCTACAGTTTTTGTTTCTGTGAATGACATAGTTTGTTTCCTTTACACAAAATAAGTAATGCTACCGATGATGTAGTTTGCACCAGTATTGATGTTTGTCCCGTACCCTAGAGTCGTACTTGCGGAGCCAGACCCGCGCATCAAAAGATAAACAGTTGCAGTGCCGCTTCCAGTTTCTACGGTTACTTGTGTATATCCAGCAGAGTACGTAAAACCGTTACTCAATTCGGCAAGGCTCCCGCCGCTGTACGCTAAGTTAGCGGTAAACGGCAAACTCCCCAAAAACAACCCACCAGTACCGCCAGAAAGTGCGCTCCATCGAATATCAAAAGACGCCGTAACTTGATTGCCTATTTTTGTGTATAAGCCTTGTTGTTTTGTGTACGTAGCCGTGGGGTTTGCAGATGTGCCACGAAGGTCTGGCGTCCAAGTACCCTCTTCATAATCATCCAGCGTGTTTGCGTCAGATGATGGGTTTTGGGTAGCGGGGAATTTAATCTGGCCAGCAGTTGTAACTAAACCAGTAAACGTAGGTGATGCAAGCGGAGCCTTCACAGCCAACAACGCATTAGCAGCAGACTGCGTGTAAGTGTCGGCAACAGTGAACGATTTAAATGCCACCACCACAACTTCATCATTCAACGCAGCAGCAACACCAAGCACAACGCTTGTACCATTAGTAGCTGTGTAATCTGTAGAGTCTAGTGACACACCGTTGACAAACACAATAATATTGCCACTAGTGTAGCTCATAGTGCCACCAACAGCAGCAGCACCGCTGAATGTAGTTTGACCAGCAGTTGCTACATACTTGTAGACGTTCATTGCTGTAGTGCCAGCAGCAGTAGCTGTAATCCAGTTAGCACCGTCATACACCTTCATGGTCTGCGATGTAGTGTTATAATACAACGCACCAGTAAGCAAAGCATTACCGTCATTATCTACAGTAGGGTCTGACGACTTACTACCAAGATAACGATCATCAAAACTGTCTAGAGCTGTAGCAGCAGCAGCTGCACTGTTAGCAGCAGAGGTAGCACTTGTAGATGCGTTAGACGCTTGTGTAGTAGCAATACCGGCTTGTGTCGTAGCAGTGGATGCTCCAGTTGTCGCAATGCCTGCTTGAGTGGTTGCTGTACTAGCAGACGTAGCTGCATTAGATGCTGACGTACTAGCTTCACTAGCTTTAGTTGTTGCAATGCCTGCTTGCGTTGTAGCAATTTCAGCTTGGGCCGTTGCAACGTTTGCATATGTATTCGCTGTATCGGCTGAGTTGTTTGCTTCACTAGCTTTAGTTGTTGCAATAGCTTCGCTAACAATGGCAGAGTCAGCTGAAGCATCAGCAGCCACAGCACTAGCTTGAGCAGCTGTAGCAGCGTTCTGAGCAGCCAGAGCATTGTCTTCAATACCTTGTGTTGCTTCGTCAATCACTTCCTCAATACTTTTACCATTGACAGTAAAGTTACCATCAATAGTTAAGTCTTGAATATTATACAGGCTATTGCCGTTAGCGTCTACATCGTTCTCTAACGTATTAGGCTCACCTTCTGGATTATCTCGATACAACACTTTAGTTTGAAGCTCTTGCTCCAACTTATCAAAGTTATCGTTAATCACAGAAAGAGCGTTTAAGTTCGTTACATCGTTTAATACGATCTTTGACATTCTTTTCCTTTATGTTTCTTACTGTATCGCATACACAGTAAATCTATTAACTTCTATACGTCTTCACTTCGTTCAGACATACATATGTATGCGAAGCATACGTCTATACTTACTTGAGCATATTCTTGAGCATACTCTTGAGAATACACTTGAGAATAGAATCAGTAAAGGAGGGCCATTGTGGTAATTTCCTGGAGAAATTTAGAAGGTGCATTGCACATATACAAGGGTACCCCCTAACCCCCTTAGTACCCCTTGAGACATTCTTGAGAATTATTATCAATCTGAGCTGGTATACTTGCTGCTTGGTAGTAGGAAGTACTAAGAATAGGGTGTAATGTACCCCATAAGCATTATTCATTCA